ATAAATAAATAGTCTTACTTCATTAACATAAAGTTGTTAGCACCTTGAGTAACTAAACATCTTTCTGATAAGAAGTGGATTTGCATTGCATCTAATGCTGATGTTTGAGCACCAACAGAACCAGTAGTCCAAGTTTTCATTTTTCTATTGTCTGTTTTTGAAGCTCTATATCTAACATGCAAGAATGGTCTCTTCAAGTTTTTTCCCATGTTTTGGTCATAAACTGTCTGAACACCTGCAGGTATCATAACACCTCTAATAGCGTTTGCACCAGCAGCAGCGTTAATACCACCTCTTGTAGCTAAATCATTTAAGTATCTGAAATCAGATTTGTAGAAGTCATAAGAACCTCTTCTAAATCCTGAGAAACCTAAATTTAATGCCATATCTTCTGAGTT